TGGAAATCTCTGTTGGATAATACAGGAATTTCCGATTCGCTGCTTTCTCGAATTTCTTTGGAATTGATCATCCCTATTCAGAAATTTGTTGCTTCTCATACAGATTTTTATAATGTTACGAATGATATTGATTCGATTCCGACGATTGAATCGCTTGAAAACACGCCGACAGATAATTTGAAAACGATTTTAACACAGTCAAGGGTGACAATGGATGGGTTAGTCGCAAATGCTATTACGGTAGAAGCAGAACTCTCACCTATATTTGAAAATTATAAGAAAATTCGTTCCGATCTGAGGGCTGAATTCCAAACAATGCTGGAAGATAGAGCAACCAGGATCCAACAGGCTTGGACAGATATCACGGGTCAAAAAACGGCAATTCAAACGAGTGTGGAAATTCTACAGGAATATTTCACGTCCGATCAAGAAACTACAGCAAACTCTATTTTACAATCTATGGATGAAATTATCAAACCGGATATTTTTCAAAGAGTTGAAAATATACAGCAGAGTGTAAAAACACCTGGCTTCTACACAAATATTCCCTATATAAAAATGGGGCAGACTGTAAATGAATGGAATGATTTGATTTCTTCATTGAAGGATACAGAGAATCAATTACATCCAATTCAAACTCAATTCAATACTCTTCAGTCTGATATGTTGGCGAACCTTCAAACCTCAATTGCTACAGCAAAGAGCAGAATAAATGATTCAATTGTTGCGGCAAAAGTGAAGTATGAGAATACAGACGAAGTATGAGAATACAGACGTTTCTCTACAGATTTTGGAAAACACTATACAGCCGAAAGTAGATGCTATGATTAAACAGCCTACCGATACCATTTCCGATTGTATTGCTGTGAACACGAATATACAGGAAATAAATAATGAACTATTGAGATTAAACGGGGGATAAAGAAATAATGTCTTTAAATAAAAGAATGTTTACTCCTTCAAAAAAGGGGTCGCATATTGGGGGCGACTATACTGTGGAATCGACAGACTCGAAATATGTAGTTTCACAGGATACTATGGATTTAGTAGCACAGTTATCAGGCATTTCAAATTTTGCGCAAATGTCTTCGTTTGCAGGTTTAAATTCTCTGTCTACTGAACAAGTATCTAAACTTATAAATGTTTTAGAAAAAGATATTACAACTAATAATGCTCTTGTAAATCAAAATAATGAAACGATTGCCAGTTTACAGCGCGAAATTGACACTCCAATCACAGGGATACAAGCATTGTATGAGAGCAGTATGAATGCTTATAGCACAAATTTACGCGACTTTAATAGCACGCTTCGTGGGTTCTCTGTAAATGAAGAAATAATCAGTTCTCTTTCGAGTTCGATAGAACATCTATCTACAACGTATTATTATGAATCAAGCACTCTAAGTTCGTATAACGATAAATACAGCACGTTGTTTCATGAAATGGAAAATATTGCTAGCGTATTATCTTCACAAATTTCTCAACGCGACCATTTAAGTTCAATTGTAGGCACTACACAGACTGAATATGACCCTATAGTTTTACAGGAGTATTTACAAAGCACTATATCATCCGTATCAGTTCTTTCTTATTATTCTACAATTCAAGCCGATTCAAACTATACAGAGGAGTATTTTTCGACCGCTATACATATTGCTCAAAGCACTATTGATGGTTATTCGGCAGAAAAATCAACAATACAAGCGGCATATGATTCTTATTTTCAGACATCGAATACTTTGGCAACTAATTCACAAAATGTATTTGCTCAAATCTCTCAGGATATCGAAAGTTTTTATACAAAGGCGCTTACGTCGGTTCAGAACAATTTATTATCATATCAATATCAAATTCAGGAATGGTCCGCTTTTGTAGGGTATCTTGTATCGAATTTAATTATGAGTAAGTCTTATGTTGTTTTACAGAAAAATAGTGTATCTCCTAATTCATTCTATACTATAGCACAAGGGCAAACCACAACTTCTTCTGAGCAACCGACAAGTTCTTCTGGGAAACCCACAAGTTCTTCTGGGCAACAAACTGGAGGACAGGTAACAAATACACTACCAGAGATGAATAATGTTCAGTACACAATATTAATTACAGGTATACAAAGTATCCTTGACGCCTTAAATACATTGGATGTAAGTTTTAATAATATACTTAGCGTATGTTCGAGTGAAATGACAGAACGACAGAATTATATTAGTATTCGTAAGAATTTAACAATGATTGAAGGAAATGTTATGACTGGAGTAAATAACATAGGTGATGTAACAGTGATATATAATACATATAAAACGAGGCTAGACACATCTGAAGTGAACATAAATAATTATAAAAATAGCCGTTTAAGAAAAGCAGAGGCAATTATGAATGTATTAAATATTCAAATTGCTGTAATTAATAATTACCTCGATAATCAACAAATTATAATTCCAGATACTGATTTATACACTACGACACAGGTTTCCAAAGAACTTGTTCTTCCAGATCCAATTTCAACAGATAATACGCCGTTTGCTGTTGATCCTACAGTGTATCAAATATTTGATCCATTATTTTCTAAAAAGACAGATCTTCCAGCAGTATATGCAAATATGCCTGGAGATACAGCATTATATACATACAATCTTACAAATGTATACAATGCATTACCTACAACTGGTTCATTTTCAGTAAACATAAATAATGTCGAAACGATGTCAATCGTAAATATTAACTCGGTAGATACCAAAAATACAAATAATGATGGAACGTTTTCTAAAATTACACAGGGAAGTTTATTACATATTGCTTACACAAGTGTAAATGTAAAATACGATTCTCTATTTACGATTAATACAATTTTAAATAATGGTGGCTTTTGGACATTTACTGTTTCATATATTTCAGGATCAATTAATTTTTCTTTGGTACCTATTTCTTGTATAATTTATTTCAGTATACTTCCAAGTGGGACAACTGTAAGCGCAGCGACTACAAGCGCAGCGACTACAAGCGCAGCGACTACAAGCGCAGCGACTACGAGCAGAGCGACTACAAGCGCAGCGACTACAAGCGCAGCGACTACAAGCAGAGCTACTACGAGCAGAGCGACTACAAGCGCAGCGACTACAAGCGCAGCCACTACAAGCAGAGCGACTACGAGCGCGGTAGCTGCCCCAGCATCTCCATTTTCTCTCTTTGGAACCAGTGGATCACCCGCTCCAACAAATACGGTTGGGAATTTATTTGGAACACCTGTAGCAGCGACTGCAAGCATACCAACAACTAGCGGACCAACAACTAGCATACCAACAACTAGCGGACCAACCGCCAGTGTTAACCCTCCAGACACTGTAACTAACGGAGTATCTCCGTTTTCTCTATTTGGAGGCACTGGATCACGAGCTCCAACAAATATGGTTGGGAATTTATTTGGAGGACCTGGAGCAGCCGCTACAGATACTGTAATATCTTTCTTGGGAGGCACTGGATCATCCGCTCCAACATATACGGTTGGGAATTTATTTGGACCCTAGTATAATATATATTATTCCTCATACGTTTTATTTTCAATAAAACACATGAGTAGTTGCGCGCAGGTCTAAAATTATATTTCTAACGAATAAGTATGTTTAAACCAAAAAAAATAAGGGGGGGGTCTTATAATTCTCCTGTAGATAAATATGGTCTGTTTCCAACAGCAGATGAATTATTTTTAACGCTAGAACCAGCTAATCCAAATATAACAACAACTTCTGATACAATTTTTAATACACCCGCTTTCATTGAAAATAGTGAATTTTCTACTATTAAGAATACTACTACTGACACATTAAATTATTATTCATCGTTGGCAAATGTGTATAGTGAACAAAGTTCTTTATTGATCATGAATAATATTATTTCAACGATAGAGTTACAAACACAACAAAAATTATATGATCAAAAGACAGAAAAATATTCAATAGCCAATGACGCCTATAAACAATCTGTTCAAGATTATGAAATGTATTCTACCGTTGAAGCATTATCTATTGCAAGATACAAAACAGAATATGAAAAATTAATAAGCGGGACTACATCATCCGATTCATTTATTAATTCTCTTAAAATTTATCTAGAGAATCTACCAGCTGAACATATTTATAATTTAAGTGTAGCACAAATTAGTAGTTTAATTTCTTCCTATAAAGGGATGTATGATACTGATTTAGCAAATTTATGTACTATTGTTACTACAGAATTGGATCCTCAATTGTCAACACTTACAAATTTATACAATCTTTCAAGTTCAGTAATAAGCGGATCATATGATAGTCAATACCTAGACTCATTAGATTTTGCTGACATTGTCGAATACTCTACTACATATATTCATATGTTACAACAAGCAATGTCTACTCAACAGGCACTTTATTTATATGAAGCATCTTCTTTGATCTTAGAAGCAAAACAGGAGGGATACCATTATATTTGTAGCAAATCAATTCAAAAACTTGCCGAATTAGGAGGAACCTATGATGTTATGGCAGGTGGAGGAGCAACTGTGTCAACACCCTTTCAAATCTACCCAGATCTACAGGAGGGAATTAAAGCCCTTTTAAAACAAAAGGGTGAATTACAATATTTACAAGAGATATCTACAGGTCAGATATCAACAATTAATAGTATAAATGCGCACATCAGTTCTATTTCATCCCAGAGTCTCACATTGGGTGTCAGTTCTTCAAAAGATTTACGAACACAATTGAACACCCAGGCACACCAGTTCAATGAACAATCAAATATGCTCAACCAGTATATATCGTCGCAATTTTCTTATGAAATACAGTCTTATATAAATAATTTACAGAGTCTTTCCAGTTTTTTAATTTTAAATCTTTTAGAAAATAAATTAGAGGCTGAAAACATTTCATACAGTAATTTGGGAGTAACATTGACAAGTGTATCTGACGTAAGCAGAACACGTATAGAGATACTTTCCACCAATTCTAAAGACACGCGTAATATTATATACGCAAATTCAACTTTTATCGGTATGTTAAAAGCGGAAGCATTTATAAAAACCTTTTATATCCAACAAAAATCTGCCTATGAATCGCAGTCCTACTATGGTCTTGTATCTGATCCAAGATACAATCCGAGTAATCTACAACAAATTAAGAATTTATACACACTGTCTATACAAAATGTGAATCGATATGTGAATAATCGACAGTCATATTTTAATATTTTCAAAAATTCATTGGATACAGCTATAAACACTGAAATAATACAACCTAAGATTTCTCTTGAATTAATAAAATCCAATTCTGAAATAGTGACTCTAACAAATGCTTCACTAGAAAATTATATAGTTCCTTCTATTTACCCTTTACAAATGGATTTCAATACTGTTTCTTTATTTTCGACACTTTTTCTTGAACGCGGACTACCTCCTGAGGTAATATTAAGTTGCCCTCCTATCTCAATTACATACCAATCAAATGTTGAAGACCGAGTAAGTCCTACAATGCCCATTAAAACAACGGATACTACTATCCACGGTGTTCAGGGTCAGTATATAAGTATACAGCGTATGGACAATAATATCGAAATTCTACAGATACTTGTGATTGACTCTACAGGGAAAAATGTGGCATTTGAGGCATCTGTTACGGCTCCGAGTATATTTATATCAAATCTAACAACGTCCTCGGCTGCTACAAAAATACAGCCTCTAAGTGCGATTGTAAATGGAAACTACGATACAGCATCACCACAATCTCTTTCATTTGTATCGGGTCCTAGCGAAACAACAACTGTAGGGCTTACAAAAACGATATGGATTAATTTGGGAACCGTGTGTGATATAACTGCTATTCAATATTTGAAAAGTGAGGAGTCATCTTATAATAGTGCTGGGTTTATTTTTACAATATACGCTTCAGATCAACTAACTCCTGCTTCAAAATCACAGACAACTTTCGCAAATACTACAACTGAATTTCTCGATTTTCGCACGAGTTCAAATCGCGAGATTCCTATTTCTTTGGTACCTTTACGCAAGGGATTATGTGGCATTCTAGCAAGATACGTAACAATCACACCTTCTTCGAGTGAGATCCTACAGATTTCGCAGGTCACGATTGTTTCTTCAGATGGGTCCAATCTTGCTTTAGAAACAATCCCCATGTATGTAAGCGGGCTGACAGATACAACTACAGTTGTTCCCTATATAACAGATGGAAGTTATTATTCTCGCCCACTTTCCTCATGTTTTAATTTAACAAATATTCCTGAAGATTCCTATATTGAATTTGATCTAGGAAAAGAAATGGATATTACTGCTGTACAATTATACAATACAAATACGGGCATATCCTACCAATTTGGAACGGTAATTAATTTATTTACAGATGATAACCAACTTGCCATTAGCAAGATGGCAGTAACAAATGATACAAAAGAAGTGATCGATTTTCGATTTCCGGGTTCGGATGCAGCCTGTCCAATTGAAATGAATTGGCCTCCCTACTACGGAGTTGCGGGTATTATTACTCGGTATATTGGTCTACAGAAAACGGATACAAGTGCTCTAGGATTCTCCAAGATAGAGATTATCGATAAATCAGGGCGTGATGTGGGGCTTTTTCAACCAACCCTTGCTTCGTCTATGCCTGCGAAATCCTACCTTGGAATTACGAATTACGAAAGTAGTCAACCAATTTCCATGTCATACGTATCAAATGCGGGACCACCCAATCAACTATTTGTAGTGGATTTACAAAAATCCTACGAAATATGCGCCATAAATATTTTGGCTTGTAGCGACGGTCCAGATCTTCTACATAATACTACACTGAATTTCTACGATGAGAATCCTTTTATAGCTACAGGTGCCAACAGTTTTTACACGCAGCCAGTGAGTCTAAACAATTTATCATGTATGTATGATACGCGGTATAATCCTGAAGACTCTACTGCCCCTACCGCAGTGGATCATACAAAAACAAACTATGGAACTTTTGGGACGATGGCAATTTCAGCGATACTTCCAGGAAGGTATACAAATGTTCAAATAACAGAAGCAACAGGACGGGATCTTTATCCGACTTCTATCGTGACAACTACAGGAACTTCAACCCTCATTCTATTTAATATTTCGTCAAATATATTTGAAATCAATTCCATTATAATCAATGATCCCACTGCAAATATTGATTCCTTTATAATTTTACAGGGGTGTGACGACGTTGTTGTAAATAAACAGCCCCTTCAGATTTACAATGATACAACCCTAGAAACTCCAAAGACTTTTAAACTGGCAGACTTTCGCAAGCCTTCAAAAAGTTCCTATGCCCCTATGCAACCCCTCCCATCTGTGAGATACTCGGATTTAACACCTGGCTCTGAAGAGCATACGTCTTTAACAGCAGTGTATAATGAAATAAACCTCGATACTGGCACAAATAATATGCCGCCCAAGGGTCTACTTGCCAAGTATGTGAAGATCGTGCCAAAAGATTCAGCAACCCCCCTATGTATATCTCAAATTATTGTTGTTGATTCAAACGGAATGAATGTTGCTTTTGAAAAAGACACATATACACCGAACACATCTGTTGCGAACACCACAGGTTATGCGGTAGATGGTATATACGCAGTCAGCCCTGATGATCCACATTATGATCTTCTTTTATCCCTGGCGGACTACATTTCTCGACCGACTTCTAGTTCGTTTGTATCAGATGTGGGACCGCAGGAACAGAATTACCTACTTATTAATTTGGGAGCAGAGTATTTTGTAAACAGTGTAATATATGTTGCTTCAAAGGGTAATTTTGATGCGGGGTTAGGAGTAATTGTGGAATTATACGATTCAAATCTCAATCGTGTAGGTGTTCGCGTGGTTTCACGGTATATATCCTTATTCGGGGCAGATGTCTTGGATTTTCGTGTGGACCGAACGGAACTTGTCTCAAATCCAGGGGCTTGGTTGGAAGTTCGACCCTGTGTAGTCCAGTTGGGGCAAAGTTGTGGCATGATGGCACAATATATTCGCGTGACCTCGGCTATTCCAGGATCATCGTTTCAATTCTCTCAACTCATTGTCACAGATTCAAACGGAAATAACATTGCTCTTTACAAGCCTGTGTATTCATCAACAAATCAGAAGGATGCCTACAAGATTGTCGATGGATCGTATTACCAACGTTTGCCTAAATACGCATATGTATCGGTTCCTCAGAATGATCCCTCGACAGATTACGTTGAAGTAAATTTCGGAAATGAAGTGGCTCTTCTGAATTTGTATCTGATCAATACGCTCAATGCTGAAAATTACTCGGTCATGAAAATACAGGTTTATAATCGTTTTCGCGATCTGATTGCTACATTAAATATGAGTTCCGCGAATTATATGAATATACCATTGAACAACAATAATTTCTTCACACCGAGTATTCTTAATAATTCAAAAACCATACCCGTATACAAAACGAGTCTTCCTGTTATAGGTGTAAATGTTCTCACAAAACTGTCACCCTTTTTGGTTACAGGAGGAGTTCTAACTGAGTCTGCCATGCCTTCAAAAGATACGCCTCCAACTGAAGTAAACCAAATATTTCCTCTTGATGCTCTCTGCTCCTCTTCGCCCCCCGTGTCTGCAAATCTAAATAATAAATTTACGAGAGGTCCAAAGAATGAAGTTCCTGGTCGTTTTGTTCGCGTATATAACGTGAATAAATATATTCAAGTTTCGCAAATCATGGTGTATGGAAGCGACGGAACGAATTATGCTTATAAGGCGACTGCCACATCAGTATCAGTGTTTCCTGGGACATATGTTGCGACGGTGACCGATGGTGAAGGTGGATATTTTCATACACCGAGACCGTGTGCCGAATGTTTTAAATCGGGTGGAAAAAAGTATGATTTTCTACAGGTGGACTTAGGGTCAACGCAGCAAATTGCGGGAGTTCGGTGTATATTCGCATCGGATGATCAGGGGCAGAACATTGGAGCAAGTATACAAATTCTGAGCGAACAGGATGGTCTGCCCGATGCTGTATACGCGCGGCATATTGTTGGCACGTCAGAGTATCAAGAGGCTCTTGTCGACTTTCGTTACCCTGCTGGAGCAATCTCAATTGCTCAAATTATTATGCCTAAGATATACACGTTTCCAAATCTTCCTGCGGGTATATCGGGTCCGAATGGAATGGTAGAGGGATCTGATGGAAAACTCTACATAGTTGACACTATGAATCATTGTGTATGGTCATCGACGGGTCTATTCTATGGAATCGTAGGAAAATCCACCCTATTGAATTACCCTGTAGGAATTACCACGGATGGCAATTTTTTCTATGTATCCGATTTTGGAAATAACCGAATCGTGCGGCTGGATGCTTCCGCGAATGCTATCACTTATATTTCTTCCGTAAATAATCCCTACAGTATATTATACACAAATGGTAAATTACTGTGTACTTCATATAATACATCAGGGAATATATACGTATACACTACAAATAATTTAATCCAGACATTTTCTACAGGAATTCCTTATCCAAATAGTATAGTTGTTTCAGGAAATTCCTATTATGTATCATCTGCGACTGCGGGAACAGTCTATACACTTACGTCAGGAGGTCTTGGAGTCCCCTACATCAATTCTCAAAGCACCAGTGCGCCCCCTATCACCCTCCCCCTGAAATCAACCTCGGCACTTGCTTATGATAATTCTGAAAATATATTATTTATTTCGGATTATATACAGAATAAGATCTTTGCAGTTCTACTTGGCACAAGTCCTCCTACTACGTATAGCCTCGCTGGAACAGGAAATGGTGGATATTCGGGTGATGGTCTACAGGGAGTTCTTGCAACAATGGATGGACCCATGGGTATAATGTATTCTTTGAAAAAGGGCTACCTATGTATATCTGACTACAAAAATAGGACAATACGGTATTTGGAATTATATTCAAAACCTCCAGCCTTATATTCAACAACAACAGCTTCACCCGCGTGGTTTGGATGGACAACAGAAACTTTAGCACAGGTGAGTTTTACAATACCACCCACTCGAACAATTCAGCCACCTGCGGACCAAAATATTTTTACACAGATTGTAAGTCCGACGACAATTTCTACTCTCTACAACTTTTATATAGGGACAAATGTTACAGCATTTTATATTACAAATTCAAATATATACTGTGCTGTGGATAATTCCATAAATATACTTTCTTTAGCAACGAATGTTATTTCTCCAATACGCACAAACGCTACATTTGGTATAATTACATGTATTACAGGAGATTCAAACTATTTGTATATCTGTGATTCCACCCACAATTTAATTTATAAAATGTCCTATGATGGATCAAGTATAAGTATATTTGTAGGAGGAAATACGACCACAGGCGCAAATTCTTTATCGAACCCAACTTGGATAGGGTTCGATAACAATGGAACATTTTACGTGTCAGACACAGGAAATTACTGTATTCGTCGTATGAACGGGTTTGGAGAATTGGAAGTTTACGCTGGACAAATGGGAGTTCAAGGGACTACTGACACGATTTCAGGAACTAATTATGGCGTGTTATCTAGTTTAAATGCTCCTGGGTCTTTCATTTTTGATTCAAACAATTTTATCATATTTATTGATAGTGGATCAAATACAATCTATCAAGTTACTTCTGATAATCGCATGACACCTATTTGCCCAGGGGGTCCCAATATGACGGGTTGGATTGTATCGGATACTGGAACACTTGTATCGACAACAAGCACTTCTACCCCATTGGTACAATTTACAGACACATACTATAAGGGATCCGAATTTCCAAATAATTCGATAAATATAAAATTACGTAATCCAACTGGAATTACAATCGATGCTTCGGGTTCCATCTATGTAACTGCTTCAAGTGGGCAGCAAATTGTGAAATTTACGTTCAATACTTTCACAGGAATTTATGCACCAACAATTGTTTCAGGATTCGGATCTGATACTGTAGGAAGAACGCAATCAATTGATACATCTGCAGAATGTGCTTCTTTGAATAATCCAACAATTATACAATTCTACAATGATAAATTGTATTTCCTGGAAAATAATGTAACCATACGAAATATCACTTTTGAAACTAACACGTCCATTGCTCTATATACTGTAATTCCCTATGGTCCATTAATTTATATAGGAAATAGTACAAAAAACACATATAACACAACTGCTTTATCTGGAACAAATGAAACGATCGGTACTCTTCAACATCTTAAAACGAAATTTATGTGCTGTAGTAGTGCTGGCACCGTCTACTTGGGTAATAATATAAATGGATCTGGATCAATAATTGGTATAGATTTAAATAATGTTTTGTCAGTGATTGGAACTAATTTTGGAGTAATTCAGGGAATTGTTCTATATTCTGATAATGTATTATATGTAGCCGATTCTACAAATAACATAATTTTTTTAATATTTTTATCATCACGCTCAACAAATGTTCTATTAAATGTAACAGGAGTGTATGCTTTGGCATTAAATCCAATTGGGTTTTTATTTTATTCTTATGGAAATAATGTAGCCTGCTATAATTTGAAAAAATCTTCTAGAACAAACATATCCATATCATTATCTGAACCCGTTACAGCCCTTGCTGTCGATTCAGATGGAAACTTATACATTTCAACTGCCACAAAAATATATCAATATTTGATCATATATTCTAGTTCTGGAGCCACCGTTTCAACAAATATTGCTTTACCACTGAGTAATTATGGAGGACCCTATAATGGAATGACCTTCTACGACGGAAATCTGTATTTTTCTTCTTCTGCGGCAAGTTCAGTGGTCTTCATTCCTGTGCTGCCAAATATAGGAACACCTACTGTAATTGTAGGGCAAAATTCCATAAGAGGACCGGCAATTGACGGATCGTATTCAAACACTGTTTCTTTGAACCAACCTACGGGACTTTGTATAGATGTCAATCGAAATTTATTTATACTAGATACTATACCACAAACAGGAGAAACTACACTTTTAAGAAATACAAATTACAGTGTTTTACAAGGCGGATTAACATATACAATTGCTGGAACAAATACAGTGGGGCAGGTGGGTAATTACTTGTCAAATACGTTTGCTTATCTGGAATTATTTAATAATATTGGAGGGGTATCCTATGATTCTTTAGGGCAGATGTATGTATCAGATACAGGAAATCACTGTATAAGCATTATTGATCTTTCAGGAATGATATCGACCTATGTAGGAAAAGCAGGAAAATCTGGATATAGCGGAGATGGTGGGCTTGCGACCCTAGCAACTTTGAATTCGCCGAGCGACATAAAAATGAGCCAGTCAAATGTATTATACATTGCCGATACTGGTAATAATTGTATACGACGTGTAAAGGTTTATAATGATGGATATCGTATTGAAACATTTGGTGGGCAGTTTTCGAGCCCATCTTCCATCGCGATTGATTCAAATGAGAATGTATTTTTTGTGTATTCAAACACTCCTATTCAATCCACTACTACTGCGATAACGACCACTGCGATAACGACCACTGCGATAACGACCACTCAAAGAACTACAACTCAACAAACTACAACTCATAAAACAGATACTTCAAGTATAGGATGGATTACTCCAACTGAACAAGTATATACATACTTCACTGCAAATTACGCAATTGGTGCAATCGCCTTTAATTCATCTAATCAATTATTTTACACGACATCTGATTCAGTTTACACCGTTCCTAATACAGAGTCCACTCATTCTATAAATTCAACGACCCCCAGACAAATTTTAACTGGTTTGTCGAATCCAAGGGGGCTTTGTTTTGACACATCTAATAATTTATATGTATCAGACACTGGAAATAATAAAGTGTATGAAATACTAGCAGCATCCATTCCTACAACTGCCACTCCTATTACAAATTTCGCGGCACTTATTGGAAATGGTTTGGTAGAAACAATCTATACTGACATTCCTAGTGTTGCTCAAAATATTAGTGGGTATGGAACCGATCCCAAAAAAAGAGCCCTATATGCTCCTGGTAGAATTTCATTCGATCCTATGAAGGGTGTTCTTATAGGACAACCCACAAAAATAACTCTGTATAATTTAACAGGACCACAGATCGTCACTACATGTGGAATAAACACAAATACACTTGAAATAAATAATACGACCCAAAATACTATCTATTTATCTCAAATTATTGTATTAAATAATGATGGAATGAATGTTGCTCTTGGATCTCAAACCTACCAAGACGGGTTTTATGGTTGTAAACCCACAAGTTCGGCGTATGCGATTACTGCGGGATCTGAATTAAAGTTCGATGTAGCAACAAATAGCGAGATAGTCTGTATACTCTTGTATATTGGACTCAATGGCAATGGTTATACAAAACCTAATTGGAATGGTGTTCAAGTTACAATAGGTAGTAATACAAGAACTATACGAAATATTACGGATTCTTATTCTTTACAGTGTATAACATTTGATTACAGAAAAAAGACGGCAGCATGCCTACCGTTTAATGAATATATTAATAAATATAAATTACAGACAAGTGCTACAGCACTTACGAGTGCTACAGCACTTACAAGTGCTACAGCACTTACGAGTTCCTACAGACAATTATACATAAGATATATACGTATTATAGCAAATTCTGGATTTGTATCTTTATCACAGGTTGCTATTATCCAAGCAGACACAGGTGTAGATCTTGGACCTAATAGCGCCATGTCCGCTTCAAATAGTTCTGCTTCAAGTTTGTATACAGATAGACAATACTATACACAAACTAACCCCGTGTCAAGCGTAGACACGTGGATTGAGTTTGATTTAGGGGATGAATACCCAATTGATCAAGTGATTTTATATACAAATAACACAAACACTTATACCGTCACTTCTTACACAAATACACGAACACAGGTTCAACTTCTCGCTGTTTTTACGCTCGATCCGCTAGTTGCTTTCATCCGTTTTTACGGAGTTACATCTGTTGCTCAAATAAATGTTACTGATTTGAACAGTAATACAGTTACACTGTCGACTACAACGGGGTCAAATTATGTAGAATACGCTATAACAAATCCAACCTATATACAAAATATAATAATTAATTCGACAGCATCAAACTTGATACCCTGTAAGCTTGTGTTTTATAATCAATCTCGTATTATGACGTATATAACACCTGTTTTGTTTTCCCCCTATATCATGTCTCCTTCCCCTCCCTCAGTCATTTCTTATTCATTTACTCCGATTATAGGAACGAAAAAGGTTCGTTATATAAAATATGTTTCAAACAATATACATCCAATACAAATATCACAAATAATTGCGATAGATGTAAATGGAATCAACGTTGCTTATAAAAAATCAACGACAGCATCCTCAATTGTCAGCACTGGTTCAATTACCGCAGCTACAACTCCCTACACTGTATCACAAGCAAGTATACAAATTGACTTGGGTGGAGAATACGAACTGATTCAAGTTATTTATGTGAACGGTTCACAGAATCAGTCGAAATCAACCGGCTGTCAAATTATATTGAACGATGCTCTTAATAATCAACTATCTACCTACACTATTTTGGGAACATCTTCAACAGAAACATTTGATACTCGTAATCCAGGCATGTATACATCATTATTATACAGCCCAACAGCATCAATTGATCCTGTGTTTACATCAGCACTACGCGGTCAATACATCCGTTTTGAAAACCCTGTAGGTAACTCTTCTGGATTTACAATTCGCAATCTTGCTGTATATGATATCTATGGTAAATGTATATCTCTAGGAAAAACAACTTTGACTCCAGTAAGCCCTACATACGTAAATTCATACTACTATCAAAAGCCTCCTATTACAACAGGTTCTTCACAGAACGCTCTAAACGCAACTGGTTATACAAGTGTGAATCCCACTGTTCCTGGAGACTGGTGGGAAATTGATTTGGGACAACCCTATTCAATCAAAGATATTATTGTTACTACTTCTTTATCTATACCCTACGCTGTATACGATTTCTACAGAAGAGAAGTGTATCGTTCCTTTACAAGTGGTTCAATATCAGTTCCTCTTACGTTGCCTACAAATCCTGCTATCAGCATTAACACGCTCCCTGTAAGATTTTTACGAATTTCTGGAACGGGGGGATTTGCTCTGACTCATCTGGCAGTGATTGATTCACGAGGAATGGATGTAGGTGTATGGAAATCTGGAAGACTTGTTGATGGATCAGGAAATGTTTCCTATATAACTCTTGATGGAAGATATTCAACTGTTATTACAGTATCATCGGCATTAGACATTGACTTAGGAAAATCGTATGATCTGTGTTCAGTAATCTGTTATGGTTCTGGAAGCGGTTATACACTTACTGCTTATTCGTCCGCAGGAACGACTGTAAATGCGCCAACTTCATTAACGACAAATCCTCAAACAATTAGTCTTGGTGGAGCCTATACATCTGTGCAGAACACCCCACAGTATGGAAAGAAGGCGAGATATATTATACTAAATGGATTGAAATTTATTAATTTTAACACAATTGCTGTAATTGATTCATTAGGAAGAAATGTTGCCTATAATTCCATTATAACTTTTAATTCAAGTGGATCAACTTATACAATTCCTTATGATTTAATCAAACCTATACAATTAAATAGTGTTGAACTTGTTCAAATTGATTTAGGAGAAGAATATTATATTGCTTTTGTCTCTGTGTTTTCTTTAATTCCTTCTATTCCAATAAATGTGACAAGTAATTTGAAAAGTATGTTTGATACATCTGTTGAGGGTGCTACAGTAACTCTTATGGACAGTACTATGAAAACTTCTGGAAGTGCCGTTCTTACAGGGAGTGGATCTACTTATAATATATTGTATGATATGGGAAATTTATTTGATAGAACCGCTACAAATCGAAATATAACAAATATATCTATTACATCCTCTAATTATACAAGTGGAGTCCAGAGCATAGGTTTTTCTGAAATGATTATTGATTCTTTTGATAATAAGTATCTTCTGTATTTGTCACAACAGGGACAGTATAATAATTTATCTTTATACAGATCTGGAAACACGGCACCAATTACTCAATTTAGTGCCACAGAAACCGGTCTACCGTCAACTGTCATTTATAGTATGAAACTCTATGCCCAATTTACCAATAAAGTAGATGGTATAAGTGTAACGAAATCGTATTATTATCTTTCTGGCAGTTATTCGTATACATCTCGTGTTCAACAGACTCCAATAACAATTGGATTGTTTGGTAAAGTGGTAAATGACACAAGTACTCGAACATGGACGTTTACAAATTACAATGTACAATTAGGTCTGAATGAATATTTACCAACAATAAAAAAATTCGTATTAAGAAATAACTACATATACTTTTACACGGGTAATAATATATACAGGACATCTTATGTTGATGACAGATTAGGAACAATTACTTTGGAGGGGATTCAAAATTATATAACATTTTCAAGCGGGGTTTCTGGTAAGGTCAATGATATCGCCCTTGATAGTAAAAATAACCTATATGTATCATGGGAATCGGGAGTGTACAAATATTCTACAGATGATACTCTTACTAGTGGAACGCCAGTATCGTATTCAGGATTTATTGATCTAACAAATAAGGTAGGGTATTTTGATAATCCAAGTGGTATGTGTATAGATAAAAATGATTATGTTTTTGTAGCGGATACCAATAATCATTCGATCCAAGTAATATCTCCAATCGGCAAACTATGTTATACCGTCTTAGGAACAGGTACTTCAGGAAATAGTATTGGTGATTATACTAAAGCAACGTTTAATTTACCATCACTCTTGGCAATTGATTCGAACTCAGTATTATATGTCGTAAACGCAGCAGCCTCATATATTCGAACAATTACTATATCAACTATTCCAAATACAAATCTTCCCTTTATAAATAATACAAGTGTTACTCATAATGGAACATATCCAGTAACATCCTCATACACAACAGGGGTTCCAACCTATAATAATAATCTAGCAGGAACAACATTTCTAGAAACACTCGACTTCACTTAGTCTTGAATGAGGCACCCATTTTGGTCCGGTTCTGTTGTTGGCTGTTCGACAATCGCCGTTTCCTCGGACATAGTCACCGTCTTCAGACTATATGCGCACGCCCTATAGTATGTGAGACGTTTCTTCCACTGACCACGATACATTGGATGAATGTCCACAATATCAATAATTTTCGGAACTACTTCGCGCTCCGAAGCGCGCACGCGTAGAATTCGCCCCGTGCTCTGTTCGACATGCTTACGAGGACTTGCTAACACTACAGTATTGAGTGTCTTAATATTCATTGCTTCTGATGCCATAGCATAAGAAGCAAGTAATACCTGGGCGTCACGCGCACCCTCTTCGCGCACCTTCTCTTTCATACCCCCAATGTAATATGAGATTTTGAGGTGCCGCGGTTCTAGGCGGCGCTCAATCTCTTCGAGATGCCCAATCCGCTCCGAAAGAACCAACACGCGCCTCTTTGAGTCGGAACAGAGTTCCACAATACGTCGCACGATCTCATCAGTTCTCTCGCTACATCCAAGCACATTCGTAAGAAGACGCGCCATGACTGTTTCACCACGCCAGTCAGTCGGCACTGTATTGTAGTCGACTTCATCCGATTTGATTAGAACGGACACTACTTCCACTGTCGGATCCGGCTCACGCTGTTTCTCCCAATAAACCGGCTCACCGAGAAACCAGAAGAAGACTTTCGTGAGCCCATCCTCACGCTTCGGTGTCGCTGAGAGACCGAGCATACACTTCGTCTGGACCTTCTGTAGGGTCTTGGAGAAGTGCTGGGCGCCCAGATGATGACACTCATCGAAGATTGTGAATCCGTATTCCTTGAACATGACATCATTGTATTCTTTTCCACAGAGGGTCTGGATCATACAAATCGTGCAGTCGTATTCAGCAGGATCCGTTTCCGCCTTTGGACCCTGTAGGATTCCCACACGAAGCTCAGGCATGAGCACCTTCATCTCTCCACGCCACTGGTTCATCAGGAATTCCTTATCAACAATCACAAGAAACCGCTTCTTAAGCGAGGCAGCAATCTTGAGTGCCATGAACGTCTTTCCCTTTCCACAAGGAACACAAATGAGTCCGTTTGCTTCGGCTTTCAAGAAGGTGTCAATAATATCGGTCTGGTATTGATAGGGGCTTCCCTTGAATTCTGCAGCAGCAGCGGGCAGATCCAAGCCCTCCGAAAGAGTGGAGGATTCTGGCGGACCAAAGTTTTTGATTCCATAGAAACGAGGAAGATACCAGCGTGTTTCAGACTCCTTGAAAATTTTAAATGTAAGTCCGGCTTGAATGGCAGCGGATGCGAATTTCTTGTTCATAACAGGACATACTGTGAGATCTTGACGAATCTTCTCTGTCTGAGAATCAGTCAGGGAAGATTTGAGAATGGAGTATCCGCGATGTGTGAGAACAGCCATGGTTTGTAGGATAGAAAACAAGTATGACTTAAATTTTTCCAGCAGGGGGAAATCTTTCTGTATAATAGAACACAATGAAAAAGAATATTATCGGTTTCATTGTACTTTGCTTAATCGTTTTTGTGTCCGCCCCCTGGATTCCTACACCGGTTGTAAATTTCCTGGTGGGCAACTACGTAAGTGTTTTCATACTTTTAGCCGCGAATCTGTATCTTTTGCGCGTGGACGCGGCGCTATCAATTGCCTTCTTTCTGGCAGCAGGATCGCTCTTCTTGGAGAATCGCAAGAGGACTCTGGCAAAGATTGAAAACTCGCAGGTAAACGCATTGATGAATAATTCAAAGCAGGCGGACGTGGCTTCTCTTTCTGTGCCGGCGGAAAATCTCGTTGAGGGTGAAGTACATCCCGATCATGAAATACCCTCTACAGAGGAACATCCCTTTGAACCTAGCTCAGAAGGACAGACCAATTCGTTTCATAAAGTGGGACAGTCCATCGACGAAAAACACGTGATTGCCGGCGAAGAAACGCATTCGGCTTCTGAAATGGCGGAACGGTTTGTAAAGAGCGGATACGTGGTCTAGGGGCAACTTGCTGGTAAAGTAAAATAACCCACAAAAAATCCTCCAACAAATAATCCAATATTGAAGACAAAGAATTCAATCAGGGGCCAAATATTTGAAAGCCAGTCGGTGCTTCCCTTTATTTTTCCCATGAAGTTAATACCAAGTAAAATAATTATAATCAACATAACGATAGCACAAAAAGCAATCAATGTGTTTTCAACTGATGTAAATGGTATTGTTCCTTTGTGTTCCATTGAAAATTTATTTTTCCGAATATTTCTTGCGTTATCAGGAAGTATTTGTAAATATTTCGCTTTTGCTTCCTCATCCGATAGTCCGTCGGCGTTCGGATACCGTAAACTTCCATCAGCATTTGTTAGAGCCCCCAATACATTTCTCATAGTATTGGCACTTGTATCGGGATCCAATGTAAAAGGAATTCCCTTTGTTGTATCAATGACAATCGCACCGTCCTTTGTAAGATTCCGTTCTGGATCGAAGGGAACACATTTCATGGCGTTGTAGGATTGTAAACCCATAGACGGAGCAGGAGAACCCGAAGCACGAGTAGTAGGTCCCGAAGTAGTAGACTGAGGAGAACCCGAAGTAGTAGACCGAGGAGAACCCGAAGTAGGAGTTGTTACCGTTCCAAGTGTGCTCTGAAATCCTTCCATTGTGGTTAGACCGGTGACCTTTGATATTACGGAAGATTTTACAGAGAAATTTCCTAACGGAATATACATCGGATAATTATCTCTAGATGCTTTATTATATATTTGTTTGATCTTTACCATAAGACTATCGGACACAGGCATGCCTGAAGTATTTAACAAAACAAGAATGTTTTTATAATGGCTCTGTAGGGTGTTACCCGGAACACATGTAGTGTAGTATACGTAATTATTACCGGATACATAGGGAAATAGTCCCTCTAGACTTACAGGTGTTCCAGCTTCATTTCCAAAATTTGTAAAGTACTGCGGATCTTCTACCGGATCGTTACTTCTCAGAATAGGATTTACGAGAATCAAATACTTAGGATCCGTATCATTCGATTTGGCAAAGGTGTCAATCTCATACGTAAAAATGATGTCTTCCAGATTACTTGCCTTTGTAGGACTTGACTCGGAAGGAATGATCCAACGATTATGAGTCGGTGATGTAAGCTGCACAGATCCTAAATTAAAAAGTTGATTATTGTATGTAATTGTGGTTCCAATATCATTTTCAACATGATCAATAATACCCGATTCGGCAGAAGAAAAGGCAGGCGGATTTGTCCTTTTTCCCCACTGAAATTGTATATTTAATGGTTCATTCGTGGCATCAGTATAAGAGAGTTTTGTTAAAGCAAAACCTACGTCTACTGGAAATGACTGTAGTCCATCGGATGGACACATGTTTACAGACATTTCCAAACTACTCTATCGAGTTCAAACAATTCCAGGAATATAAGTCGGACCCGAAAACCGATATATGGTAACCTCGCCCTTTTTTCCTAAACCAGCGATGTTTACATTATCTCTGTCATATAACTCATCACATCCAACATCATCTTGGCAATTACGGCGCTTGTGTTCAATAGGAAGTTGAACCGGATTATACGTGTCCGTTCTGGAATAGTATTGAAACCGATCTGACCGGGAAGCCGTTCTTCTTCCGTAGAGTGGTAGAACCTGTCCGTCCTCCATTTTCAGAATTCCCATGGACTGGTAGGATTCAGGAATTCCTCGTGTGGGAATTGCGGGAAGTGCTTGTGTGGAAGAATTCCATACGGCAGAAAGATCCGGAGTGGCAAGCCAGTCTCTCTCAGGTTTTGGAGCCCGTGTATACCGGTCATCTGTGGAAGCTGGGGCAGTAGATACCTGTAGATTGATAGGGAGGGGCGCGGGGGGCGCAGCGGGCGCGGCGGGACCGCGATTGGAGAAAAACACGGCTATTCCTATAACAATCGCAATTCCAAACAATACTATACTGGGTGATAAACATATAACTCCAGGAGGGCATTTTGATGAAAAACGCACCATTCGATATGTCCCTCTCTGATTTTACCGGTATTTATTTCCCAATTCATAACACCCTGAAGATCGAGGAATGCGTCCCATTGATTTTAGAGATGAGCGACCCGTAAACCCAATAGGCTTCCCCTGATGAAACCGTCTTTCCGCTGCTTTTGCTCGCATAGTTGTGCGAAAAGGGCTCTTTGATACAGACTTCTCGGACCAAGGAAATTTCTTGGTTCGACAAGTTCTACGTTTATGTGTGGGCATTCTAATTACTATCCACATTCGCACCTACAGCAGCAGGTCCTACCGGAACACCAGGCAGGTTGCCACTGTTCCCCCGCATATTCGATCCCTTCTTTGAAAGGGCAGTGTCGACTGCACCATCATCCGGACCATTCTGTAAATACATCGCCGCTCTAGGGGCCGAATCCGGTGACGGTATATTCGGCATAAATCCCTCAGTGGGTGTGCGTATCATTTCATAAGCACCCGGGGCTGCCGGCACTGTCGACCGAGTAGAAGCCTTTTCGGAGTCAGGTATCTGCGCTATTTCCAAAGAGTTGAGTATATTCGGCGATTCCAACACTCCAAAAATCTTGTTCACAGCAGGCTCTACTTTCTTCGTTTCGGCGATTCTTTGGTGAATGCTGACAGGATCTCTGGGCTGGAAATTCTCTAGAGCAGCTTGAACACGTCCACCTGTGGGTCCCGTAGCAGCACCATAGTTGCCCGAAGGCTCCAGAGTAGTGCTCAACACACGTAGAAAAATCATAATTACTAAGACACCCAGCACAGCATCAACTGATTCAGTCACACAGTAAGCAACGATTGATAAGACAGCAGTCAACATCAGATATCCTGTCGGAAACAGATACATCGCAAGCAGGGCTGCTAAAAATGATAAAACGATTTCCATTTTGACCTTCATCCCACGATGTTTTCTAAGATAAAGCACTATTTATAGTGGGAACCTAAATTGCTAACAGGGGAACGATTACACGCTGTAGAAACCAAAAGAAGGCACCAGCAATTATAGATTTGATTAGTAGTCCAATCGTAGTAAGCTGTCCCGTAGACATCATCATCGAAGGAATATAATGAGCAAACAATACATTGATTACCGGGAGAGAGAAAATGAATACGATAATGGAAACAAGAAGCGGAACTTTAAATTCATCTCCAAATCTCTGTAAATATGACTTCTTCGGAGGGCGATACTGTTGAACTACCGGGGGAGGTCCTTCCACGTAGGGGTTGCCACCAGCAAAATTCGCCTGTCCCGCCTGCTGCGGAGCAGAATGCATCGCCGCCGCAAAATCGGCAGGAGTAGGATGAGCACCCCCAATCACGTGCGCGGTAGCAGGATTCGTTCCCATGCTGTAGGAATTCACCGCGGTGTTGGGCATCTGCGCCGGAATCATTGCCGGAGAAGCCGGTAGTGGGGGTCCATTCATCTCCTTCAGAATCTGGTCCACAAGATCGCCATCTTTGGAAGGTCCAGGAGGAGAGGAATCTAAATCTGAAAGTAATGTACTCATTTCTGAAATGAGGCGTTGAAAGATTTTTTAAAGAGCACCGCGGGAGCACCCAGCGCGCCCCATTCAAGCTTCAACAATTCCTTCCACCGAACATTCCTTGTGTAACATTCCAAATTGAAAACACTTGCTTCCAATTTGATACGTCGTATGAACAACCTCTTCCGGGTTCACCGCCTTTTTATGAGAACAGTCTTTATCACGACACACGGTTTTGAAAAGGGAAACGATTCCAACTCCGATTATAAAACTAAAAAACATCGAATATTTTTCAGACTTGACGAAATCAAACATTCCTGCTTGTAGTTACTTTCTTTCCTAGGATTAGGAATGCTAAAACATTTTCGTATAATTCCATTTGGTGTAGGTTTGGCAATCGGTTATTATTTGCTGACAATCTACAAAACGGAGCCACGAGTAATCTACGAATATCCGCATCCATCCAACGTAGATACACGGACATATCGTGATAAAAACGGCATCTGTTATGGTTACACGTCAAAGGAAGTGAATTGCGATCACCACGAAGGAACGATTAAGCCCTACCCCATTCAGGGCTAGGTCCCAGGTCTTCTTGGAAAGAATCTCTTTCTCTGTCCGATAATCGCCCCTACTTTTGCCTTCTCCTGTTGTTCTTCCGTGATTACGGACTCCGTCGGCGCCATATCAAGTGCCGCCTCTTTTGCGGAGCCTTCGCGGAATTGGTAACGAAGAGTTTCCAGAGCAAGACCCACAGCATTCTCACCTGTCCACTTGGAGGGATCAAGGCATTCTTTGGTATTTTCGCTGAAACCTATTCCTGAAGGACCCTTACGAACATCAGCAAACACGAGGGCATCGGTCCCCGTCTGTAGGAGTCGATCCCTGAGTTCAGGATGCTGTTGATATACCGCCGTAAAGATACGAAGCCAGAGACCTTTTACGTCCTTTGGCTGCGTCTCCAACTTTTTTGTGAGGAATCGAATGGTGCGCGTGGAACGAGTCTGAAGAATGTTCTTTTTGAGACCCTCATGCCCTGCTTCGGATGCCCTCTGATACTCGAAGGCCTGGAACGCGCACAAGTACCGAACAGAATCCATTGTGAATTCCGCCGGCCAGAAGGGGGTTAAGAAACCGGAAGGACCGTCTTCCGTTTCGAAGAAGATTCTTGCCCAGCGCCCATCCCGCAACTTCTGGCGGACAACTCCATCTGAGGGGACGACAGTGTCCATTGTAGCATCCACATCTTGCCCGGGAACGGCATCAGGGGTATCTACGTAGTTTCCGTAGAACTTGGAAAGCGGTAGTTCTAAAACAGCGAGGCGGTATAATTGTTTCCTGTAGGGATCACCTCGCATAGGAAACAACCTGCGTGTTTCATAGGGCTGGTTAAATATGACCTCGCGAACTTCCGGGTTCATAAGATTCTGAATACTCCGAGTTCCATAGCGAACACGAGTAAGGATTTGGTCCGCTTCAGACACCGTTTTTTGAGCAGCAATAACGGGCTGTGTTGCTCCGGTGATTTTGTAATTTGCTGTCGCCTTGCGGAGCACATCGAGAGCAGCCTCGTATTGTGAGGTTGCTTCTCCAAGAGCATCAAGTCGCTCTTGATCCAGTGTTTCACGAACATCCGTTGAAATAGGAACAAACGTCTGTAGGACGATCGTCTCTTCGATTCCACCCGTTTTGGAGCGTATTTCCAAATCACCCGCCTCGTTATATGTAAACAGTTTCGGAAGACGCTCACGTTTTTTGAAAAACATTTCAATACGTTTTGCCTTCTCTTCGGGATAGGGTGCTACATCACGAATGTATTCGCCCAAGTCGATTGCTGCATTTGGAGCAGCTACAGCAGCTGCAACAACTTTTTCTGGTTCCTTTGTTACAGTACCTTGTAACATCTTGAACTTTACCTTCTAGTGCGGGGTCCGAAACAAATCTATTCTTCAGTGTCGGAACCAAGAGCAACCGCTTCCGATGAATTTTTCCCCACGTAGATATACTTAGGCACTCCGGACTTTTTCATCTCTTTTGCGTCTAAAATATAGTATCCAGGCTTCGGAGTATCAGCTGTTTTTCCCTTCTTCTTGGAGGGAAGGGGGTGAACCAAATCCTCCGGGGATTCCGTTTCAAGAAATCTTGCGCTTCCAGCAAGCCCTGAAACAGCTATACCGGTGCTCGCATGATCGGAAATAAATACAAGAGTCATACAATACGATACCGCCGCCCACACAACACAAAAAAGCCAAAAGGGAAAGATGGTATCATCATTGGACAGTGTTCCAAATTCTTTCCACTGACCATTTTTATCAAACATAAGGGATGGTCGGAGAAGTAGAACGGCGATAATTCCAACTAAATATAGAATTGCTGCAAAGAGCAGAGTCTTCATTCTGTAGTGTAGAAAGGTGATTTACGGAGTCTAATAATCGTCCTCTCTCAGCTGGGCATTGTCGTAACCGCCCTCGTCGCCGGCGACAACTCCAGTATCAACCAGTTCCGTAAATCCCATTTCTACTCGTTGCTGACGTTCAATGTCATATTGCTCAGGGTTGTAAGCATAAATCGCCTTTGTTCCTCCTACCGCCCATTCTTTTAATCCAAGTTTCTTATTCATCTTTGCTACAGACTTTTCCTGTGGTGTCAAATTCTCAAATCGGCGAATAAAAGACAACTTTTCAATTTCATCACGACGATTGATAATTTCTTTCACCTGTTCATCCGTAAATCGCAGACCTTCCTTGCGGATTTTTTGAACACAAATATCGAGAATTTGTATCGGTGCCTTCGATCCAGGGTCAATCATTCCCTCGGTATAAGTATTCGCAGGAATGAATCCAGGGTCGATGAATTCTCCCAAAATGCCCCCTAGAAGGGCAGTGACTATATAGGGAAGACCCACTTCTCCTCCAGGTATATAGGCTCCACGAATATACTTCTGTAGAAAAACAATCACCTGTGCTAGGCGTGAACGAGTCCATTTGATTTTTTCAAGCGTAAAACCCGTTGCTCGTTTTTCTAGCACCGACATGAACTCCAAATGATTCTTTATATTATTATTGATATCATCCTCTATATTTCCTCCTTCTAAAATGGAGGAGGCGGAAAAGACAAGAGACCGTGTATGAAATCCTGTAACAATACGTTGAAACGGTATCAGAATATATGTCTGTATAGTTTCAACGGCAGAAGCATCTTCCAGAATTTTTTCTAGAGCCGCCCCGTTTTCCTCGCCAATTTCCCGTTTAAAAATGGCAATCAAATCGGCGGCAAAGTTTGACATGGAACCGTATGCTCTTGCCATGTCAAGATTGCTTGAATTCGGCGGTAACTTTGACAGGGTATCCATCGTTTCTGTTATGAGACCCAGCCACCCCTCAAAGGGTTCGGGCTTCATAGCGCGAAGCCCATCAAGAAGACTCATTCCTGCGATCGGTTTCTTTAGCACAGGGGGATCCACGTGAAACGCCCTATGTGTAGAATCAAGGATAGATTCGAACGTCTTTGAATTCACAGTAATACCCTGTGTTTCCAGGGCAACCTTCCCCTTCAAAACAGATGCCTCTACTTCTTCCCTGTATGTCTTCATGGATTCTGTGGATATGGGTGGCAGGGGTCGAGGTTCATAAGGATTTTCTGGAAAAATGAATTTACAGTGGGCGCAGATATTTGTATATCCTGGCTCGTGAGGTAGACCCTTTCTCGGTCCATGATAACATACCTTTAAAAAGACCTTGTAGAGGATTTCAGGAGGGACGGATACTTCATAAACCGAAGCAGGTCGAACTTTAAAATGTACCGTGAGATGCGAATTAATTGGACCACGTGGAGCAGACTTGGGAGGAAGAACAGGGAGTCCATTCCCCTTTTCTTTCCAGAATTTTCCGGGTTCCTGTATTCTTGCCAGACAACAGGTGGCATCTGAAAGAGGACTTCCCTTCACGTAGTTTCCGTTATCCTTTCCCATTTGATGGGCGGAAGAAACCCAGCCACGTATCTTCTCTCTCGGAGTCGCAGCATCAGACACAACAGGTGACGCCGCTGCTTCCTCTCCCTCCTTTACATAGGGGTATGGGCGAAATCCATCCGGTATATTTTCAGGAAGTTGTTCGGCATACGTGACGCCTCCATACACCTTCTGTAGATAGGCGCGTTTGACAGAAATTTGTTGTTGAACGGCGGCATTCGCCAGAAGTGTTTCGAAATTACGATTTACTAGCGCCTCAATCGCAGTCTGCCGTTTTTTCTCGTTTGTTTCAGCCTGAAACCCTGTTAAATTCCAAGGAGGAGTGTTTTCACGTATGGAAGAAACCGCGCATATGATGTATTCTACACCTGTGCGATCCTTCTCATTTCCAACAGGGAAACCGGTAAAACCTGCGCGGCATCCAGGCATTTTGTAGCGAAGAACATATCCAGGAACATCAGTTTGAATTTCTAGGAGACAATTCGCCGCCAGAGATGCCACAAGTATACGATTAATAAAAATATCATAATCGACAACGCGTTTTCCCTTTGAGATACGCTTGTAATCTTCGCGAGAGGGCTGTTTCACCAAATCGGACTCTACGCGCTGAACAATTTTTTCATATGCTGCGTCCTTTGCGTGAATTCCCACGGTGTCAAATAATTTACGCGCTGCCCTGTAAATTATTTTCTGATCGGCTGTCTCAAATTCCAATTCCTCTTCCTCTCCCGCCTCGGGTCCGAGAATTTCATCCAGAACATCTGTGAGTGCCCCCTCCTCCCTGTTAATTATCGAAGACGTAGGAACACCGTCATCAGAAAATTCCATATTTGTGTCCAATTCCAATTCCATGATGGGCTGCCCGCAGTTCCTACAGATATACTTTCCATGGAATTGCCCACCACCAAACGTAAGAAGTAATTCCTTGTGAAGAGTATCCTTTTCTCTGGGGTGTAGAAATTCCTTCAGAAGAAGAACTTCGTGATAACAGACTAGATGCTCCTTGCAGGCGGAGCAATTTATCCAATTATCTTTGCGCGTCCCTTCATACTTTGTGAGGAATTTCGCAAGTAATTTCATTTGTAAAGTATTATCCCTTTGTTTTTTCACTAGGACAAGATCTTTTACGTGGGGGCAGGTATTGGGTTCAGGTATATATACTGCAAGTGAGTTGATTTCGGATTTTTTCAAAGCATTTTTCAAAGCCTCCATATACTGATCACGCACCCTACGATTTCTTTCTAGACCCAGAGGCGCCGGTGCCTGTGCCATGGTTGTCAAGAAAAGATCGGCAGATGCCTGCATAATTCCCGCAACAATGGCAATATCATTTGTTTTGTAAATAGGAAGGACACGCTGTATTTCTTTTACAATTGCCGAGAGAAGCGGCTCCGATTCCAGAGTTTCAAAAAGCGTCGTGTAGGCTTCTCCCTGTAGAAAGGGATTCTCTGTGACCGCCTGTTGAGATATTACCTTTACCATTGAATCTCGCAGTTCAGTAATATACTGCTTGATAAGAGCACGATAAGAATCAATCTTATTTATAATTACCTCCTGCTGTTGAACATTAAATTCTTGATTTGTAAATCCATAGTTAGCAAGTTCAATCGTGGCATCCGCAAGTCCAAGCGGATAGAGGGGCTGATTCGCAAGCCAGTCTTCAATGGGTATAGACCCATCTGTATTTCCATTTTCTCCAACCGATATAATTCCTCCCGTGGTAGGAACAGTAGGGATACCATCAAGACGCTCAAGAATGTCCATCATAGTTTGCTGGGTAAAATCGCTAAAAGCAATGTCATTCGCAAGACGACCTGAACGTCTAGACCCTAGACTTCTTTGTTCTGATAGGGGAAATACAAGCGTAGTAATTGTCGAGCCCTCCTCTGCTGATTCAATGACGCGCGGAGGCTCTTTCTCACGAATGCGTGTGGATCTTGGACCTAGACCTCGCAACAAACTGATACCGATTTTTGTAACAGGTTCGCTCGTAATAACAATTTCATTGTCGGCATCTAAATCAGGTAGACCATCCGTAAGGGGCGTGTCAACGTCGACAACCGGGAATCGTAGAAATTCCGTGTCTTGCTTGAAAAGTTTCGTCGCCTGATCTCCCGTTGCCGACCAGGTTGCGTGATATACTTTGTTCAGTGTTTCCCAAGAAAGATACCACTCGGGCAGAGAATCAGCGGTAATCACCTGTGAATGTATTCCACCCAACTGAGTATTCATATACTGCACGGTTTCGTTCACCACATCCTGTAAATAGCGTATATCGACGTCGGCATCAGGAATTTCTGTGGGATCCGTGGAAGGATTGCCAAGTTGTATTTGTTCAATCGCCTCGGCGGTATGGTCAACATACAACACTCGTTTTGCTTTTATAACTGGTCTAGAAAGAGCAACCGTATTCGATTCAAGTAATTCAGACAGCGTGATATTTGAAGACGGAATTTGTCCGGATGGTTCTCCAGAGCGAGAATACGTAAGAATGGAATTTCTTAAAAATATGAGTTGTTCCACAAGTATACGAATTTCTTTCTGTCTTTCTGGATTCTTCTGCGCATTTACATCGAGGGCGGAGATCATATCCTGTAACATGTCATTTCGCTGAATGTTGTCGGGATAGGTTCTTTGACTTACCGATATCTCGCGTATTTCGGCTTCGTCTGAGGCGGCAAGTTCCGCATTTAATACGTCTTCAAAAATATCATCAGCGGCAACTTCCTCTTCCGCGGCTTCAGATGCTGCTACTGCGGCATCATCTTCGACGACAACTACCTGACGAGGGCGCAGAACTGCAAACCCCTGGTCAAGAGGTATTCCTTGAAAAGCAAAATCAATCGTCGTTTCAGCCCCCGTGGAATCTACCATTTTGATTTTATCAGTTGCTTCATCTATGCTCTGAATGAGGTATGTCGCTCCAAGAACACCATCCTTACTAAAAGTTTCTGCGTTTTCACCTACTTGTGCGTTGATTTGGGCGACAAAAGCAGGGGCAACTCGCTTCGATATACTGTATAAATGTTCTATGTTGAGAGCCGGATCGAGATCTCCATCAATAATTGGTATATCTACAAGACGATCCGATACACCATCGGGTAAAATGCGAATGAGATTTTCATCTATATAATAGATTCTTCCGTGTAATCCATCCACCTGTCCTCCAGATAAGAGGACCGTGTCTCCAAGTTCAAACGATATATCTTCATCTCCCATCGGTTTCCCCTATGCCTTACTTTGAAATTTGCTTGTGGAACTGGAACCCGGGGAATTAATATGATACAGAAAATAATCCATTTTGCGTGCCCTGTGTAACAATTGTTGGTTCTGCCCAGTATATTTTCAAATTCATTTTTCGTAGTGGAAAATTCAACCAATTATCTATCGGTAGTTGAATGAAATTTTTCAAAGTTGAGATGTGTTTACATAGTTCAATAGCACATGATTTCTTTACAATGTAACTATCCGTACACCGTGTAGCACCAAATCCACCCGATATTGAAGGTTCATGCGACTTAGGATATATATGTTTTCCTGGTTTACAATCAATATGTAGATTACACCCGTCTCCAATAAACAACATATCATAATCTTCAGGCAACTCCTTCATATATTTTGTAAGTTTTCCTGTAAAATCATTGGATAAAACAACATCATCCTCCAAAATTAACGCATGTTCGTGTTTTTCAGCAATTTGCTTATAAGCATAAAAATGCGATAAACAAATTGCTTTATGGACCCTGCTAAAACCCGGTTTGAACATCGATACGTCATGTTGATCGAGATCGTCACGATCAATTTCTACAAACTCGTAATCTGTAATGCCATGGCGTTCGAACTGTTCCAAGATGAATTCTTTTCTTTCTGTTAGTTTTTTGTAATGTATTATAAAAACTTTCATTTATATATTTATATAACTAAGAATTTAGACCGGTAAATCTGTCAGATTCATTATATAATAACATATATAATGGATCTTCAGTGTGATTTTATACACCTCAATCAACTTCCTCCACCTTGGGACCAGGCGTTGGCTCCTGCATGGGGGAACCTTCTCCTCCCACGTTCGACATATCCTTCGCGCCATACATCGACATCAGCATCGGACGAATCTCCTCCTCAACATCCTTCTGCTTGTTCTTGTATACCGCCGTCTCCTCATCCTGGTGAGAATCGAGCCACTCGATTCCCGCCTTCAGGATGTCCTCCGCCTTCTCACGAGTCTCAGCATCCATCTTCTCCTTCGCCTTCTCATCGCGGAAGGAGTTGCGAGCATTGTAGAGATAGGACTCCAGCGCGTTCTTCGCCTCGATACGCTCCATCTTCAGCTTGTCCTCCTCTGCCGCCGTCTCCGCCTCCTTCACCATCCGCTCAATGTCATCCTTATTCAGGCGACCCTTCTCATTTGTAATCGTGATCTTCTGCGACTTGCCCGTCGACTTCTCCGCCGCCGACACATTCAGGATACCGTTCGCATCCACGTCGTAGGTCACCTCAATCTGCGGGACTCCGCGCGGCATGGGCGGAAGACCCTCCAGACGGAACTTACCCAGCAGGCGATTGTCCTTTGTGAACTGACGCTCACCCTCGAACACACAGATATCAACCGCCACCTGATTATCCGCAAAGGTGGAGAACGTCTGCGACTTCTTGGTGGGAATCGTGGAGTTGCGCTTGATGAGCACCGTCATCACATTTCCAGACGTCTCGATTCCGAGGCTGAGAGGCGCCACATCGAGCAGTAGGAGGTCTGCGGTGGCATCGTTCTTGTTGTTACCACTGAGGATGTGCGCCTGGACCGCCGCGCCATACGCCACCGCCTCATCGGGGTGAATGCTCTGGCACAGCTCCTTGCCGTTGAACAGCTCTCTCAGAAGCGCCTGGACACGAGGAATGCGAGAGGAGCCGCCCACGAGCACCACGTCGTTGATGTCCGTCTTGGACAGCTTAGAATCCTTGAGCACCTGCTCCACCGGTCCCATGCACTTCTTGAAGAGGTCCTCGCACAAGGACTCGAACTTGGCACGAGTCAGAGTCACCTGGAAATCGAGTCCCTCCGCTAGACTCTCAACATCGATGCTCGCCTGGTTCGCCGTTGATAGTGACTTCTTCGCGCGCTCGGCGGCGAGGCGAAGACGCGCCAGAGCCTTGGAGTTTGAACGAATGTCGAGCTTCGTCTTCTTTCTGAACTCGTCAATCGCCCACTCGACAATGCGCGTGTCGAAGTCCTGACCGCCCAAGTGCGTGTCGCCACTCGTGGCTAGCACCTCGAACACACCGTCCTCCACCGTCAGCAGCGACACATCGAACGTGCCACCACCCAGGTCAAAGATAATCACCTTGCGCTCGCCCTTTGTAGTCTCATTCAGACCATAGGCGATACAGGCGGAAGTCGGCTCTGCTAGCAGACGCATCACATTCAGACCGGCAATGCGACCGGCATCCTTCGTCGCCTGGCGCTGGGCGTCATTGAAATACGCGGGCACCGTCACTACCGCGTCCTTCACCTCCTGCCCCAGGTATGCCTCCGCCATTGCCTTTAGCTTGCCGAGCACAATCGCGGACACCTCCTCGGCATACATGCGCTTCGTCTCACCCTTATACTCCACCTCAATCTGAGGGCGGTTCTGCCCGTCGTTCACTACATTGAAAGGCCAGGTCTTCATGTCGCGCTGCACGATGGGGTCGTCGAAGTTGCGCCCGATGAGACGCTTTGCGTCAAAGATAGTATTCTTAGGATTTGTGGCACTCATCGTCTTCGCGGCTTCGCCTACAAGACGCTCATCACCAAAACTCACTACAGAGGGAACGCTACGATTACCCGTATCAGAAGAGATGATTTCTACCGCACCGTTCTTCCACACAGCCACCATCGACATACACGTAGCAAGATCGCATCCAATCACGTAATTCACAGGGGCAGCCATTCCTTCTCTAGGAATCATAGGCACCAGTTTTTTAAGTATTGATTTCGCGGAATAAAATTGATATGATTCTCCGCCTCCTACAGATAGAAAATGTCCGAAATTGTTACGCTCCTGAAAGATGATTTCTTCAAGACGCTTGGCACCCTAAAAAAGAAGGAGCTTGAACAAGCCCTTGTATATCTTAATAAGGAGTACTACTCCGAGGGCGTCAGCCTCCTGAGTGACGAGGACTATGACCGGCTTCGTGAAACTCTAGCAAAAAAATACGGGAGTTCGAAAGTTCTCCAGACAGTGGGAGCAGAAGTAACAAGGGAAAAAGCACGGCTCCCCTACTTTATGGGTTCAATGGACAAGATAAAACCCGACAAGAACAATTTGGAAGCCTGGCTCAAAAAATATCCGGGCGAAGTCTGTATCAGCGACAAGCTTGACGGAATATCCGCGCTAGTTGTAAGGGAGGGCGACTCTGTGAAACTCTATACGCGCGGAGACGGCACTGTAGGACAAGACATTTCTCACATGATACCCTATATACAGATTGGGAGCATAGCAGAAGGCGACTATGCCGTTCGTGGAGAACTCATTGTAACCAAGGCGAACTACGCAAAAGTCAGTGAAGGAAAGCGGGGCGCGAGGCAGATGGTATCAGGGCTAGCCAACCAGAAGACCATTGAAAAGAAAATGTTGAAACTGGTGGACTTTGTTGCCTACGAAGTAATTGTGCCAGAAGGGCTCAGCCCATCCAAACAATTTGCTCTCTTGAACGCGAAGTCTACGTTTAAAGTTGCCCATTCGAGCCAGGCAAAGGAAATCTCTATTGAAAGCCTGAGTGAACTCCTAACCGCAAGAAAAGCCGCATCACCCTACGAAATCGACGGAATCATTGTGGCACACAATGCCGCATATCCTAGGACCAAGGACCGCAACCCTGGACACGCTTTTGCTTTCAAGATGTCATTTGCCGAGCAAAAAGCGACAACAGAAGTGCTGAAGGTTATTTGGCAACCGTCAAAGGACGGTTATTTGAAACCGAAGGTGAATTTCGAACCTGTGAATATCGGCGGAGTGATTATTCAGTATGCCACAGGGTTCAACGCGGCGTTTATTGAAACGAACAAGATCGGTCCTGGGGCGTTCATTGAGATTATACGCAGCGGCGATGTCATTCCTTATATTCAGGAAGTCAAGGCAGCGGCGCCCGCCGGTCCCGAGATGCCGACCGTGGGCTGGCATTGGAACGAAACACATGTGGATGCCATTCTGGACAACGTAGGCGATAACGCCGAAGTCCAGAAACGCGCGCTCCTGTATTTCGCCAAGACGCTTGAGATTGGGTTCTGTGGTGAAGGAAATATAGCAAAACTCTATGACGTAGGTGTGAAGACCCCCCTCGACTTGCTAGCTCTCAAGGCGGCAACACTCGAGGGACGGGGATTCGCAAAGACCAGTTCTACCAAACTCGTAGCAGAGATTGAAAAAGCTGTAAAGGCAGCGAGCCTCGCGCAGTGGGCAACAGGTTCAGGAATCTTTGGTCGTAGCCTCGGTATGAAGCGGATAGAATTGGCACTACAGGTTACACCGAAGGATTTGAAGGTGACACCCGATCTTGCCGACAAGATTCTTGCTCTCGGCGGATGGTCCAAAGAGTCAGCAGATGTCTTTGTGAAACACTTGCCCGAATTCCGCGAATTCATGGCGAAGACTGGGGCAAAGCCTCCCCCTGTAAAAAACGTGGAACCGGTTTCCACAAGGAAAACGTCGCTATCAGGACAGGTAATCCTCTTTACAGGATTTCACCCGAAGGATTTGGAAGCGGCGGCGATTAGCTCTGGCGGTGAATTGGCGGATGCTTGGAGCAAGAAGGTAACTATGTTGGTCGTAAAAGACTCGACTGTATCGAATGAAAAAACCAAGAAGGCAGTAGCAGCAGGTATTCCTGTAAAAACCGCAGAGCAGTTCAAGGCTATCCTCGATTCTTAGAAGTATCTTTCTCAAGTCTCTTTTCGGTATTCGAAAATTCTTTTTCTCGCTTTCGCGTTTGTCTACGAATATCTGAAAATCCGGAATCTTGATAAGCAAGAAATGGAGATGATATAACAGTTTTCACTAAATTGTTTTGAACGTCTACACCTAAGACCGGTATAAACTTTGTGAAAAATGAGAAATTTTTATAATGATTTAGAACTAAATCATATGATTTTTTGTGTAAGTATATGAAATGCGATGTAGTAGACCACATTGGATTATAAAATCGAATACCTTTTGACTGCCCTACCAAGCCAGGCATAACGATGTTCAAGGCACCCCCACTATAAAGATCCCATTTATCAGGGTGTTTATCTAACCAACTCTTTACAATTGCCCATTTTTTAAGAAATCCTTTTACGGGAAGACAGTCGTCTTCCAAAATAAGGGCAGAATCGACCCCCTCCTTTTTTGCCATTTTTATTGCTTTTATTGTTGATAAAAAATTTCCGTATGATCCCATTTTTGCTTTTACAGCGGGAACTCTGCGTAATTTAAATTCAGAATCAGAAAAACGTTCCTTCATTTTTTTCCAGCGATCAGGTCTTGAATCGAGATTAATGACAAACGTATCTGTCATTCTTAATTATAGCGTATATTTTCAAAAGGCAGCCTTACCCCTCGCCGAACGATTCTGTAGAGCACCTCGCACAGAGGAGGAAGGCATCGTGGCAGCAGAACCACCAATCGCCCC